TCCCATGGTTTATTGAATAATACATGAACTAAATCACTAACTGCTATGTCTATGTCATCATGTAAATCTATGTAATTGTTTTCTATTAATAATGATTTAAAATCGTAAACAGTCATACCTTCTATATCTTCTAAGATTGCTTCTCTTATATCATCATTATATTTATTACTCATCTGTTTTCCTTTGTATAGTTAAACAAATTAAAAATTAATGTAGGTTTTCCATTTGATTCGGAATACATTTGATTAATTAGTATTGCTATTTGAGATAGTTCATTAAAAGTTAATCCTTCTAACTCCCTTTCTATATCGTGTTGTAATAATTTTTGATTACTCATATTGTATTCCTCACAAATTCTTCTAGTTCTTGAAACAATTCTTGACCTCTTTCTGTGTTCCTTGTTCCTTCAGGATTGTCGGGGTCAGGCTCTATGTAATCACCGAGATTACTTGGATGTGTATTCTCAATCATTATCCAAAATATTCTATCGGTTATATTGTAGGCTCGTTCATCTTTTGTCATTGTTAGTCCTTTCTTTTTGTGGGTAGTTTTGACAGAATCTCACTGCTTGGCACTACCCGAGCCATAAACTCTTAGGCTACCTTTTTACTTTTAGTTTTGCCTAAACCTAATAGCTTTGATAGTCTATGCTCTATCTGTTTGATATTTTCCTTCATGTATTCATTTAGGTTTCTATCTGATAGTAGAGTATCAAAATCTGTTTCGGTCAGATTCAATAGTGAATTAATGTAGTTAATAGTTTCTTCAACTCTTTCATCATTACTATTAAACTCTACATATTGTTCGGGCTTGTGATTGCTTTCCTCTACCGTAGGTGGTGGAGAAATTTCAGCCTGTTCAATCTCAATACTAGGTTTATCTTTTATAGGTTTGTTGATAAACTTATTATGCATATCCTCAACTTTAGATATGATAAGTCTATTGCCTTTCTTATCTTTTAGTTTATCCCCTGTTATTGTAATACGTTTGTGGAAAACTAATTGACCACCTCTAGATATTCTACTGTTC